GAACATACCTCGACTATAACCGTCAGGACGTGGCCCTGTTGCCTCGCCTGGACGGCTTGCTCAACGTCAGCGAGCACTTCATTTCCCTGGCCCACGCCGCTCAGGTTCGCTTTCAGGACACGCCCCACGTCACCAAATTGGCGACCGGCCTGTTCCTCCGTGATCCTGAGTTCACCGACCGCATCCCGTCGAAGCCTCAGTTCACGAAGGAAGAATACCAGGGGGCCGACATTCAGGAGCCGGAGCCAGGCGTCTATCGAAACGTAGGCATCGCTGACGTGAAGGCCATGTACCATAGCAACGCCGCCCTCCACAACATTTCGTGGGACACCTTGCACGACGAGGGGAAGGATTGCGGCAACGGTGCTTGCTTCCGCCAGGATCGGAAGGGCCTGCTCGTCAGGACGATGGACAACCTGACCGAGCTTCGCAACCGCTACAAGGGCCTGATGAAGACCGACCCTGAGAACCGCTCGACGTGGGACGCTATGCAACACGCCATGAAGTCGCTCGTCGCCAGCCTTTACGGCATCTGCGGCGACAGTCGCTACGGTCTGTATCACCCACAGGTCGCCGCCGCCATCACGTTCACGTCCAGGCAAACCCTGTTCAAATTGCGCGACGTGTGCGAGGAATTGGGCCACACCTGTCGCTACGGCCACACCGACTCGGTGTTCGTGGACATCGAATCGCCGGAGGTGGGCGTTGCGCTCATGGTCGAGGTGAACCGACGCATGGCCCCAATCATCACCGAGTTCGAGAAGTGGTGTGAGTCCTTCTTCATCAGCGCGAAGAACCGCTACGCTGCGAGGGTGACGTGGACGGACGGCGTGTTTCACGATCCGCAGACGTATGTGAAGGGCATTGAATTGATTCAGGCCAGGATGCCGACCGTCATGAAGAACGCCATGAAGACCACCCTGGATGGAATGCTTGCCGGTCTGCCTCAGTCCGAGGTGGACGCCCAGCTCACGGGCCTCATCGACAAGGTTCTGTCGGGGACTGTGCCTCCGCGTGACGTATTCATGCGAGGCAAACTGAAACAGAACCTCGATGCTTACGAAACCCTGTCCGGCCCGTCAGCGGGCGCGGCCTGGGCAAATAGGCATCTTGGGAAGGGCTACCGTGCAGGCTCCGAGTTCATGGTCGCCATCGACACCCAGGGCCAATACATCGCTTTCGATACCGTGTCTGAAATCGAGGGGATCGCCAACGTGGACTACCGAGAAATGGTGAGTCGCTTCGTCGTCAAGCGGGTGCAAGCCCTATATGCTACGGCGGGGTGGTCGCCACAGGAAATCATCAACGCGATGAACGGAGTGGGGGGTTGCGAATGGCTGTGAGGTTGCTGGTTGGGGATTGCATCGACGAACTCAAGAAGCTGCCTTCGGACAGCATCGACTCCATCGTGACCGACCCACCATACGGCCTGTCCTTCATGGGGAAAAAGTGGGACTATGACGTTCCGGCGAAGGAAATGTGGGTTGAGGCTCTTCGTGTGCTGAAGCCAGGCGGACACCTCATCAGCTTCGGTGGCTCTCGAACCTATCACCGCATGGCGGTCGCCATCGAGGACGCGGGCTTTGAAATCCGCGACCAAATCATGTGGCTTTACGGATCAGGCTTCCCCAAATCACACAACATCGGAAAGGCCATCGACAAGGCGGCGGGGGCGGAGCGGGAGGTGGTGGGCTACGACGCGTCGAAGGCCCGCCCCAACAAGGCCACCTACGCCAAGATGTCCGCCGCCGTGGCCCCCGAGGCGGCCGAGGGCGTGAAGGACAACGGGGCCACCGTCACCGCCCCCGCCACCCCCGAGGCCCAGCAGTGGGACGGTTGGGGAACCGCCCTCAAGCCCGCCCATGAGCCATGCGTCCTGGCCCGCAAGCCGTTCCCGACCACCGTGGCTGAGAATGTGCTTGAGCACGGAACAGGGGCGTTGAACATTGACGATTGCCGCGTGGGGGAGGACGGTGGGACGCGCAAGCCTGGGCCACCCTCCTACAAACCAGGAATCTCGCTTCAAGGATCGGTAAGTGGGTCGCTGAACGGGGGTGGGTGCGAGCCGATAGATGCTGGTCGCTGGCCCGCTAACGTGATTCACGATGGCTCGGATGAAGTCGTCAGTATGTTCCCAGAAAGCAAAACGAACAGGATTGAAAAGCCCTGTGAGAACCCTGAAATCACAGGTCATCGATGGGGAACGGTGCAGGGCAATAGGGGCGCAAGAGGATATGATGGTGAAGGTTCTGCGGCGCGATTCTTTTATTGCGCCAAGCCAGGGCGAGCCGAGCGCGAAGCCGGTTTGGAGGACCACGATGAGAACGTCACAAACGACGGTCGAAAGAAGGGCATCGACAATGCGTATCAGCGGGGCATGACCTTGCGAAAGAACCTGCATCCGACCGTGAAGCCCGTGGACTTGATGCGCTACCTGTGTCGGCTCGTCACTCCCCCTGGTGGCGTCGTTCTTGATCCGTTCATGGGGAGCGGGACGACAGGGATTGCGGCGATTCAGGAGGGATTCGACTTCGTGGGAATCGAGCGGGAGCCTGACTACGCTGAAATCGCCGCTGCCCGAATCGCTCATTGGGGCAACGCTGACCTGACTGAACTTGAGGATGGGTCGGTGGAAGTGGAGCTGCCGCCCGAAACCGAGTGGTTGTGAGGAAGGCTGATAAAGAGGGGGCGACGGTGGTTGGGTCAATGCGCTACATCAGCCTGTTCTCAGGCATCGAAGCCTGTTCAGTCGCATGGGAGCCGTTGGGCTGGGAGCCTGTGGCTTTCGCCGACTTCGAGGGCTTCCCAAGCGCGGTGCTGGCGCACCACTACCCAGAAGTGCCGAATCTTGGCGATGTGACGAAGGTGAATTGGAATGAATGGAAAGGAAAAGCAGATGTCGTCGTCGGAGGAAGCCCCTGCCAAGCCTTCTCCATCGCGGGAAAGCGACTTGGAATGGATGATCCACGCGGCAACCTGGCCCTCCACTATGCCCGCATTGTTCGAGAGGTTGAACCAACCTGGTTCCTGTACGAAAACGTCCCAGGCCTCCTGTCTTCGGACGGAGGACGGGACATGGGAGCCCTCATCGCAACGCTGGGGGACATCGGGTATGGCCTCGCCTGGCGAGTGTTGGACGCTCAATTCTTTGGAGTGGCCCAAAGACGCCGCCGTGTGTTCATTGTCGGACACGCTTCAGGCGATTGGCGACGTGCCGCAGCGGTTCTATTTGAGTCCGAAGGCCTGTCGAGGAATCCTCCGCCGCGCCCATCGAAGGGACAAGACCCTGCCTCCCCTGCTCAAGACGGCCCTGGAAGCGACGGCTTCGGACGAGGAAGAGTGAGTCACTACGTTGGTGGTGACGTATCGCACACGCTCCACAAGTCCTATTTCGACAAGCACACGACCCAGGACGCCAGGAACGGGGTGTTCGTGGTCGAGGGCGAGTCCCACACTTGGTCGGCTCCGGCGATTGGCTACCTCAAGGACGACGACCTGGCCGGAACCATCACCGCCAATTCAGGCGAGCCAGGAGAAACGCAGACTCCTGCCCTGGTCGGACAAAACGTGTTCGTCCACCACAGTCAGGACTCACGCATGGTCGAGGCTGAAGAAGTCGCAGGTACGCTCAACACCAACGACTCAGGACGCTTCGGCCACGCGGTCGTTGAAACCGTACCATTCGTCAAAGCGAAGCGAGCTCAAAGCAGCGAAGACCACGAAACTTGGGAAGATAGGGAGGTTGCGCCAACCATGAACACCTTCGAGAACATCAGCGACGTAAGAGCGACTGTCGCGGTTATCGAGTCCATAGCTTTCACGCAGAATCAGCGCGAGGAAGTGCGCGAGCTGGAGGTTGCCGGTGCGCTTGAAGCCGAGCCAGGCTCGCACCAACGGACCTTCCTCGCCCAACCAAAATCCATCGGGTTCAATTGTATGCAAGACACGACCGAGCACGTCGAATTGGTTCCGACGATCTCAACGGGCAACCAACAGGGCATCTCGAACAACGCCGTGGCTACGGGCCTCGTCGTGCGCCGCCTGACTCCCCTGGAGTGCGAGCGGTTGCAGGGCTTCCCTGACGGCTACACGCGCATTCCTTGGAACGGTAAGGCTGCGGAGGATTGTCCCGATGGGCCGCGCTACCGTGCGCTCGGCAACAGCATGGCCGTGCCGGTCATGCGTTGGATCGGAGAAGGCATCGGCATGGTTCACCGCATCCCCGTC